GTGAATTTGACGATGGATCCACGCTCAATGGATTGAGTCCGTAATAAGATGTTGGGCTGGTTTGATGCCAAACTGCGGCGACAGTTTGGTCGGTAAAAGGTATATTGTATACCTTTACCCGACCAAGCTGCTGACGCATTCCGGTCACCATAACCTCAATAATCACGGATCCTCTCCAGAGCATGTATCTCTCAAATGCAGCTGACTGCAAATAATTCAAAATAACGTCTTGTGGCATTCGCAAGGTAAAAACGTTGGTTCCCATTCCCATTGCTGCGGTCCATTGATAAGTGTTAACCCAAATAGTTCGATTAACCATCTTTTTCAAGGTCCACTCGGGATCTCCAATGCATTGCCGTTGCAACCATCCTCGCATAACACTATGCGGTTCCAGCGTTGAACCACTGACTTCGATGTCACGCTGTGATTGGACGACCACTCCTCCTTTGTTCTCATCAGAGCGTACATCCTCTCCTTTTGCTGTCGTAATCGGCGTCTCTGAAGATATCTCTAGTGTATCACCCTTTGCGTCGCCGTGCGCCCAACCAAAACTCGGCTGGTCAGGACAAAAATGTCCCTCTGATACTTTCGACAAAAACATTTTGTGATAGTACATGTAATCGTGAAGCATTGAATGATATTTCGCATCCAAAACACTCTTGATCTTCTCACGATGTACGTCAAATTGTTTTTTGCCGTAAGCATACATGAATGACAATGAATCATTCAAGTTCATAAGACTTGCTTGTTCTAAAGTCAAATCCGCGCACGTGCGTGTCCAATTCGTTAGTTCTGTGATGGTTTGGATGTCCATTGTTGCCAATTTTCGCCCAAAACCATCATCTCGAAAACCACGTTTCAAGAAAGTAAAATCATCCAAAGATTGCATCTCGGGTGGTCCGGTCTTCTTTGCATTTGTGAATTCCAAATTTAAAAGTTTGTATTCGTCCATGCAAACCTTCGGATTAAAGAAAGGCAATACTTCTGGATTCAAAGTATAAGCCCCATCGTCACCGTAAATCACCATAGCGACTTTTTGACAAAAAATCGGCCAAGAATTATATTCGGCCGGAGCTACCTTATAATATATATACACCTTGCCCATGATATGCAAAATCGTATTTATAATCACGGTTAATGGATTTCCCGAAGGATTTCCTTGATGCGTATAATACACCTCGTTCAAAGCACACTGCGGCGTGTGAATGATCTCTTCAAAAATCACACGACGAGCTCTTTGATACACTTCAGCATCTCCATACCAAGCATTAATTATATTACAAACACTCTCCATAAATTGCGGCGATAAATTACCATCCCAACCAGAAAAATCTCCGGAAAAACCACGACTAGATACATTTTGTAATTTATTATATACAGCTGTCCACTCAAAACCTCCCGGATCAATACCAACTGCTGACGGTGTCTTAAGTCTTGAATGATAAAAAGCCGAGGCAAAAGCTCCAAAAAGCCTTCGACAAACGATAGTGAAATCGACAGGCGGAATTGTAAAAACTCGCGTCTTCGCGTTCCGAATCCGGTCTAACGTCCTACGCTCATCTTTCAAAGTGTCGACCCAAAGAGATGGTGATAACCTTCCATTCTTTGCTTGGTTCCAACGTTGATCAACTGCTGCCTGCAATTTATCATCAACAATACAAAAATCCTCTGATGCGCCTCCAACGCGTTGAATAAGCGGTGATTTTCCTTTCATGCCTGGGATCGAATTCCAAGGCCAGCCAGCGGAGGTGGTCATATCCATACGTTTAACAAAATCATCTCCTTTCACGCCATTCAAGGCTTCATGTTGAGTTAATATACGTCTCTCGACCTTTCCGTCGAAAGGCGCAAACAACTCAACCATGGAGTCTTGAACGCGCTTCAAGAGTGGCATGTCAACATATGGAGCAATCTTTCCGTACTTTTCCACGCCTGCTCGTAACATTGAAGTATCCTTCGCCGTAACTGCTCGTAAATCGTTAGTATCCAGAACTGCTGGCGCTGTTCGGACAGGGAAGATTTTCCCATGCGTGATCGATGGACAAATTTTGGTCATACTCGACACACGAGGATGTTTCAACAAAGTTCCAACCCAAGTGAAATTCCCATGAGCCTGAAGCATTCCGAGTTCCGGAGAGCGACCATCCACTTTTGGGGCGAATGGTTGCAGACAGAACTCGAAATGTTTCAAACCTTCTAGGATCATCTCCTGGGTGACTGGCTGTGCAATCGAGTTTCCTTCCGGATCTCCTGCGGC